ATATTGATATCTTTCATAAAGGAAGTAACAATGCTCTAGTAGATTTCTGGAGAGAACAAGGTGCTGATCTAAAGATAGAAGAGATCATGCAACTTGACGAGTATTGTGGTAGAATACCACCACAAGTGTACATCAACCAAGGCTTACAACAAAAAACTAATGACTGAAGACATAGACAAGTTGTGTACTAACAACGCATCAACAAATGTATTTAATTCTTTTTTAGAACAACAAGAAGCAAAAGTTATTCTACCTGATGAGGATAGACAAAAACCTTTCACTGAGATGGAAGACATAGGTGCTATTGGTTTGTTTGAAAACTTTGTACCTTGGGAGTTCTGTGATGAGATTGTAGATTCATATGAGTTCTGGTATAACAAGAAGTTTATTCTTGGTGAAGAAGCAGCAACTAATATGAATAGTAAGTTCAAGATGCAACACATGCAAGATGGTGAACAACAATTTGAGGGAGCAGGTGGTACACTTAGAAGAAAAGATAGAGCATTATATCTTGAACTTGCAGATACTAATCTTGCATGTACTGTCAACAATTATATCGGTCAAGCATTTCAAATATATCAAACAAAATATCCTGGTATTCTAGGTGACTCTGCTGATCCTGTGTCATCATGGACATGTAAAGTTCAGAAGACAGATCCTGGTGGTGGATATCATCAATGGCATTCTGAAAATGGTTGCTACATGTATAGAGATAGAGTGCTTACATGGATGCTTTATCTAAATGATATTCCATTTACATCAGGTGGTGCTACAGATTTCTTCCATCAGAAGAGATCATTCCAACCAAAAAAAGGAACCATAGTATTATGGCCAGCAACATTTACTCATGTACATAGAGGATCTTTCTTGACAGGTGATAGGTCTAAGTACATTGCTACTGGTTGGTTCTCTCGTGAACCAGGTCAGGTAACCAACAGAGTAATTGGTGAGAAGATGGGTAAGTATACACCAACAGGTAGGGAAGAATTCAAAGGACCACCATCTCTTGCATGATAATCTTTACAACTAACGTCAACGCATACGATAACATCCCTAATCATTATTATGATAAGGATGTTAAGTATGTGATGTTCTATGATAAACCAATACAACAGAAAGGACCGTGGGAGTTTATCAAGGTAGAGGAACCACCAACACATCTTCTTCTAACAGATTCTATACACAAGGCATATAAAACTCGTACATTATCACATCTATATTTTGATGAACCACATGTGTGGATAGATGGTTGTTATACTATGACACCAAATTTTGTCAAGAACTCAAGAGAATTTTTAGAGAAGGACGAGATAACATTGATGCATCATCCTGATAAGAGGACGTTGCTACAGGAGATATTAAAACTATATCGGTGTGGATTTGTACCAGAAGATAGACTTATAAAATTCTGTGTAGATGTAGCAGAGACTGGTATGAAACCATCGTTCTTTGATCACACTATCAACTGTTGTATATGGAGACATAATACACCTAAGGTAAGAGAATGGAATGAACAGTATTGGTATTGGTATGAACACTATGGATTGTTTCATGGGTGTCAGATTACTAGTGCTATTGCTGAGTACCTTGTGTATGGTAAGATAACAGCAAGAGCTCCTTTACAGGTAGATCTAAGTACCAGTTCAAGAGCAAAAGATTATGAAGACTCATACATATTCACTACAAATAATAGTGAAGAAGAGTTTGTAAGAAAGGCACGTAAGATATTAACAGCAGCACTGTGATAATATACACATGTCTGACTAATAATTACATACCATTACATTGTGACTTACCTGAAGGTCCATTGTATGTTGTCTTTGGTATACAAGATCCACCTAAACCTTGGGTGGGTGGTCCTATACAAGACTTAGGTTGTCCTATTAGATCATCAAGAGTACCTAAAATAAAATCTCCATTTTGTCAACCGAATGTATATGTTGATGCATCTAAGTTACATACAATCAATGAAGACTTTATAAAACTAAGTGAAGAGATACTATCTAAGGATGATTTCTTTATTATGCAGCATCCTCATCAGCATACTTACTTAGAAGAATGTGCAGAGTATATTTGTAGAGGATTATGTACTGAAGAGGAAGTGATTCGTATCACAGAAGAGGCAAGTGCTGTTGGATATGATTTCTCTAAGTATTTTTCTCCTTTGTGTACTGTACTATGGAGAAAGGGTACTGAACATGAATTGAATAATGAATGGTGGAAGTGGTATGAAGTAGGTGGCAAGAGAGATCAGTTAGCATTCTCTATAGCATTACAACAAACCAATACAAAATATACCTATGATTATTCTAGAGATGTGATAAACAAATGGTCTGATGCTAACCCTGAGGATGGTGTATGGTGGAAGAACAAAGGTGGTAAGTATGGTAGGAAGGAAGTAGATCCTGTATCTACTGTTGATAAATTATCTAAGATAACAAAGTTGAATAAGAGAATGAGATACCGTGCTGCTATACTAAGACAACCTAATAGAGATCCTATGTGGATGTTTGGTGATAGGTCAGATATGTATAGAAAGGATCACCCATTCATAGAGATGAAGAATGGATTATATTCTGCTTGGCGATGATAATATACACATGTATTACTAATGGGTATGATGTACCAGAAGGACACTACATGGATCCTGATGTTAGGTATGTTCTATTGCATGATGGTACAGTAGATGTTCCTAATGGATGGGAAGGTATAGATGTAAGAGAAACATACAAATGTGATTGTCCAGTCAAGCAGTCATATTATCCTAAGATAAATCCACACATGTTCTTTGATAGAGGTGAAGATACTGTATGGTTAGATGGTGCTTATCGTATAACAAAACATTATGTAGAGTTTTGTAGGGAGCAGTTCAAACAAGGAGACTTTACTAGACTGTTACATCCTGAGAAGTGTACTTTCTATGAAGAGATGATGGAAGGTTTTATGTGTGAGTATTTTGGGTTTGATGATGTGGTTGCTGCCACAAAAATATATGCTGATGCAGGTATGAACTTCAAGAAGTATGGTAGTATATTATGCACATCTATTTGGAGAACTATCAATGATAATACTATATCATTTGATGAGTTGTACTGGAAGTATTATGATATGACATGGATAATTACAGACCAGATGGCATTTGAATTATCAATGCAGTTGAATAACTATCAAGCAAGAGTCATTGAGAATCGTGACAGTGTTGGTATCTTAGGTGCTGCTGGTAGAAAGAACAGACGAGGACCACGTATCAAGTATGGTGTCAAGGGACAGCAGACAAGAGAGATGGAGTTAGTAAAGGAGATGTATAAGTATGTGAAATTACATCCTAAGTTATACTATAAGAGAGACTATACTTATCTAATGAAACGACATGGTGTTATATGATAATCTATACTTGTATTACTAATGGGTATGATGAGATACCTGATAATCATTACTATGATCCTGATGTTCAGTATGTGTGCTTCACTGACGGATCCATTACTCATAAGGAACCGTGGGAATTTAGAGAGATCCCAATAGAATATGATTGTCCTAGAAGAAGGTCTGCTTATGTAAAGATGTGTCCACATAAAGTTTTTCCTCAAGGATCAAAGACTGTGTGGTTGGATGGTTGTTATGTTATGACTAAGAAGTTTGTAGAAAATAGTAAGAAGTATCTTGATGAATATAACTTCACAGTTATGAGACACCCAGTCAAGTTCTCATATATGGATGAGGTTCTGGAAGGATATGAATGTGCTATGCATACATGGGATGAAGTTATTACTATAACAAAAGCAGTCAAGGAGGTAGGGTATAACTTTTTTAGATTTTGTAATCCAGTCCTAGCATCTATCTGGAGAGTCCTTGATAACTACGATGAGTTTGGAGATCTATGGTGGAAGTATTCTCTCATAGGTATCAATAGAGATCAGATATCATTTGATAATGCAAGACAACTTACTAAGACTGAGTTGAAATTTATAGAGGATGGATGGTTAGGTAATGAAAGAGATTCTAGAGGTGCTAGACTAGCAGGGTCAGTTGGTATAAACTTTGGTGACTTCCATAAACAATGGAGAAGGAAGAGACATCCACAACCAGGTAATATGGATCAGTATAAGAATAGAGATGCTATGATAGAGGAGTTACGTAAACTTACAGGACTACCACCGAAATTATATGCCAGAGCAAATCATTCTCAGATGATAGACTGGAATGTACTCAACCCCAGAAGAGATCCATGATTATAGTTACTTGTATTACTAATGGGTATGATGAGATACCTGATGATAATTATTATGACCCTGATGTGCAATATGTTTGCTACACTGATGGATCTATAGAGAAAAAAGGACCGTGGGAGTTCAGAGATATACCAATACAACATGACTGTCCTCTAAGACTTGCTCTCTATCCTAAGATAATGATGCACGAATGTTTTCCTATAGGATCACAAGTTGTGTGGATAGATGGATGCTATAAACATACAAGACAATGGGTAGAGTTATCAAAGAAACTATTTCCTAGGACACACCTATTACATCCCAAGAGGTTTACATATTACGAAGAGATTGTAGAAGGTTATGTTGCATCTTTCCAGACCAAGGAGAGTGTTATAGAGGTCACTCAAACTGCAAAGGATATGGGATTCAACTTCAAAACATATACACCACTAGCACTTGCTACATTTTGGCAGACAGTAGATGAGGAGTCTATACCATTCAATGAAAAGTGGTGGGAGTTTTCTCAGATATCTACAAGGTGTGATCAGATTGGATTCAATGTAGCAAGACAGGTTACAGGTTTGACATGGGGTCAGTATGATGGTTACTTTACCTGTGGTATAGACTTTACATGGGAGACAGGTAAGAGTGGGAGGAAAAAACTACACCCACAGATAGAAGACAAGGAACAATGGAGAAAAGAGAAGGAGATACTACAAGAGTTGAAACATATAACCAAGTTGAGACCTGAGTTCTACTATAAAAATGGTTTGAATTTTGACAAGTGGGTCAACAGACATATTTGGAATCCAGACTTGACAAATGCGTAACATTTCGTTATAATAAATACATCGGTGGGCATTCGCTCACATTTTATATCCCCTAACCAAGACCACGGGGTCATAATGTCTTCATATCCACCAGTGAAGGGATTGGTGGAAATATCGTATCGCTC